TCACGACGTGTCCGGAGGCTCGCGCGGGTACGGGCCACCGTCCGGGAACACAATGTGGACGACGTCGTCCGGGATCAACTCCAGCGACGGTGGCCGCGGCTGAAGGTGCAGGATCGTCCACTCCTCGCGAGCGCGGATATGACTGGCAAGGCGTCGGACGAGTTTCCACGCCTCGGCCCGCTCATCAGCCAACCGCGCCAGCTCTTTTCCCTGCCGGTCGATCTTCTCCGTCGCCTCGTCGGTGCGCCGGCGCTCGGCATCCAGGTCGCGGCGGGTTTCATCGCCCTTGCGGCGCTCCTCGTCGAGGTCCTTGCGGGTCTCGGTCAGGTCGTCACGAATCCGGGAGAGGTCCGTTCGCAGTTCGGTGGTCAGCGTCTGGAGCCCGGCAAGGTCGGCGTTTCGCTCTTCGAGGCGGATCTTCTCTCGCTCGAGCTCAAGCTTCTCCTCGTCGGCCACCCGCTGGAGTTTCAACTTTTCGTCGGCGTTGCGGGATTCCCGCCAGGCGCGCACCCATGCCGCGGCGGCGAGGACGACGCCGCCAACGCCGGCGGCGATGCCGCCCGGCCCGAACCACAGCTCGACGCCGGGCATTTAGTTCTCCAGGCGGTGCTCACCCACGTAGGACGCATCGCCGATGGTGGTCGTCGCCGCAGCAGTACCCAGACCCAGGGCCGGGGCGATGACCGCAAGCAGCGAGTCGATCTGCGCTTCAGTTCCCCAGCCGAGGTACACGCCGAGAACACCGACTGCGGCCGCGAGGCCGTAGCCGGCCTGCCGCACGGGCGAATCCGAGTGGACGATGGCGAACAGCAAGGTGATGGCGGCGGTGGCCACGCCGACGACGGCCGGGGTGGCGGTGTCGTCGAGGATGCCCCACGCCACCAAGGCCGTGACGACGGCGCCGGCGGTGGCGTACCAGGCGGCGCGGGCGCCGGCGGGGACAACGGAACGGATGAAATCGAGCATGTGTGCCTCCTTGTGGCATGAAAAATGACCACCCAGGGTGGGTGGCCGTTGGTTGTCAGTGCAGACCGTCAGTGCCGTCACTCCCTAGAGTGAGGGGCACTGAGCAGGCAGTGAGCGCGCTACTTCGGGTCGCCGGCGGTGGGGCGCGGCGCGCGCATTCCCGGCACCTCCAGCGCCTCGCCAATCGCGGCGAGCGCGTCGACCACGGTGCGGTCACCGAGCTGCGGCCAGCCCTTGAAAAGCTGCTGGCCGTCCTTGTCGCGGGGCCCGGCGAGCTGGTCGAGAGCGAGGACGTCGGCGGGCGGCGGGGTGTGGGGCACGGGGGTCTCCTTCTTGTCGGTGGTCGGCGCATGCGGCAACGCCGGGGTCGGTGCGGGGGCTTCGAGCTGCTTGCGCACCAGGTCGAGGACGTAGTCCCAGGGGAAGCCGCCCGCCGTGCGGGGCACGCCGGTGGTGCCGTCGTAGCCGCCCGGATCCCAGTGATCCGAGCCGCCGTAGAACTTCGAGCAGTCCCAATGCCCGAGGATTCCCTTGCGTCCCGCGCGGAGGTCGGCCGGGGCGATGCGCACGGCGGGGATGTCGTGGAAGCGGCAGTAGTGCGCGAGGACGTCGGCAAGCTTGGCGAGCTGTGCCTTGCCGAGCGACATCCATTGGTCTCGGGTCTGGTAGGCGGTGCCGGTGCAGCAGACGTGGAACATCTCGTCGTTGCCCAAGCTGCCCACCGACCATGTGCCGTAGACGTCGTCGTTCTGCCGGACGGTGCGCCCCGCACGGTCGACGCCGAGGTGGTACGAGCCGCCGGAGATATCGCGGCGGCGGTTGTACTCCGCGAGCTGATCGGCCGTCCACGCCGTCGGCCGGAGCTGGCCGGTGGCGTAGTTGTAGGCGGACTCGTCGGTGTGGATGCAGATCGCGCGACGGGAGCGGCGGGCAATGCCGTTGTCCCTCCAGGTCAGCAGGTCGCGGTCGCACTTGAACTGCTCGGTGGGCTTCGGCGCAGGACCGGTCGGCAGCGACGGCGCCGTCGGCGCGGGGTCGGTGACCGTCTGGTCCTGGGTCTGGTCGGGGCGCGGCGGGTGCTGGCCCCAATAGACATGCAGGATGTCGTTGACGTCGACCTGCATCCCAGCGGGCCCGGGAACATTGTGGGTGTGCTGGTACAACACCGCGAGCGGGTGGACATGCCCCCGGGGCTGCGCCCACGAGGACGTCTGCCACATGAGGTACTTGCCGTCGCCGGCGGAGCCGATGACCCCGTCCTCGCGGGCCCAGTCGCACACGCGACTATGCCCGTAGATGCCGACGCGTTCCCGGCCCAACACCTTGCAGGCGGCGCGGAAATACTCGACGGCGACGTTGTTCCACTGGTCGAGGGTGATGTCGAAGTCGACGGCGAAGAACACCGGGTACCCGGTGCGCTTGATCCGCTTCAGCTGTTCATCGGCGGCCTTGGCGTCGAGCTCGCCGCCGCGTGCGCCGCGCATGGCGTCGGGGTTGTCGGCCCCGCCGTACTGCCACACGAAAGCGGTGTCGAGCGCATTGGCCTTGTAGTCGGCGACCTCATCGGCGGTGGCGGGCTTGCCGCGCATCCACGGCTCGCGCGGCGGGCTGATGTATCGCACAGCGCCAACGTGGCCGGCGTCGCGGACCGCTTTGGCCGGGATGATCCCGGCGGAGAAATCGAGCACGGTACTGGTCACTCGTGCCCTCCTTTCGGGTTGCATGCGAAAGCCCCGCACCAGACGGTGCTGGGCTGGGGGTGGTGGGTGGGCGGCGAAAAGCCACTTCGCCGGGTCTTCGTGACGCCCCCCGGACCGGCCGGGAGGCCCCCACACCTCGAAATGCAGGTGCGGGCCGGTGGACTGGCCTTCATTGCCGACGACTCCGATTTGCTGGCCTGCTTTTACTTGGTCGCCGCGTTTGACGAGGATGCCGGGGTGGTGGACGTGGCCGAAAATGAAGTCCAGGCCGGCGGACTGTTGAGAGTCAATCCAAATCCACGATCCGAACCCGGAGACGGTGCCTTGCGCGCGGTCGCGGCCTTGGATGACGATTCCATCGGCGGGCGCGTAGATGGGGGTTCCTATCGGGGCGGCGAAGTCGATGCCGTTGTGGTGAGTGCCCCACCGTGGGCCGTAGCCGGATGACACGGTGTAGGTGCCTGGTTTCATCGGGTGGGTGACCACGGGGGTCCTTCCTATGTGGAAACCCCGCACCGGATGGTGCGGGGTTCGTGCGGTTAGGTACGGGGTTCGTGCGGGGAGTGCTTCCCGTGTGTGGCTAAGCGCTGCTGCGGAATCTGATCCAGACGGAGCCCGCACCACCGGCTGCGCCTGCGGTGGCCCCACCGAAGGTGCCACCGCGCCCACCGCCGCCACCGCCACCTGGTGACCAACCGGCCTGCCTGCGCCCACCGCCAGCACCACCGGGAAACTCCATCCCGAATCGGCTGACGTCTCCGGCGGCCTGTCCCGTGGCGTCACCGTAGGAGCTGCCACCGAGTCCACCTTGCGAGGAGACGGACGGCCCCAAGTCGAACCCGTAAGAAACCTTCGACTCAGCACCGGGGTTCCCTGCGTTGCCGGCAGATCCCCCGGCGCCTCCCTTCCCGACCCTGACCTGGAAGGAGTTGAGGAAGTCCCCCTCGGACTTCGTCAGAGCGATGGTTCCCGTTTGCCAGGTAGCGGCGCGGCCTCCTTGGCCGTCGCGGTTGAAGCGGCCGTCACCGCCGTGCCCGCCGCCGCCACCACCGATGGCGATCACGTCGACCGCGACAGCCCACCACGGAACCCGCGGGGTGAACCGAACCTGATTACCGCTGGCGGTGCCTCCTGTCGCACCGACGGTGAACAGGTACTCCTCGGTGCGGCCCTCCGGTGGGAAAATGCGTTCTGCACCGACGTAGACACCCAGGACTCGGCCCATCCGCGTCCCGTCGGGAAACGTGATCTGACGGACTTCGCGATCACCCACGTAAATCGACATCAGTCCGCCCCCACCACAAACGTGATCTGGTTGGAAGGCGTTGTTCCGCCCTCCGGCGGGGTCGACTGGACCACGACGGTGTAGTCGCCGACGACGCGGTTTGCGAGGGCAGTTTGGATCGCCGCGATCGCCTCCCCCTTGGTCTGCATCGCCGCAGCCAACTCGTGGATGGTGTCCAGATTCGACGGGGCCGAGCCGACGAGCTCCGCAATCTTCTCCGACGCCGCGATTTGTGCGGCAGCCGCCGCCGTCGTCGACGCCGCCCTCGCGGACTCAGACGCGGACGTCGCCGACTCCGAGGCCACCGACTCCGAAGCCGCCGCACGCGATGCCGCCTCCGCCGCACCATCCGCGTGCGCTGCGATGGACCCGACGGCTTCGGTCGCTGCCTGCGAAGCAGCGCTTGCCTCTCCCGCCGCCGTTGTCGCAGTCGATGCCGACTGGGCCGCGTCGGCGGCCGAAGCTTCTGCGGCATCGCGTGCCGTTTCGGCACGGTCGGCGTCGCCGGCGACGGCAGCGCGGACCGTGGCCGCACCGTTATCGACAACGGCCTGCACCCGGGACTGGGCCGACTGGGCCGTCGACGCGGCGGTCTCCGCGCGAGACGCGGCGTCAGCCGCGGTCGCCTCAGAGGTCGCGGCGCGGGCAGCATCTGCACCCGCATCAGAGGCGACACCGTCAAGGTACGCCTTCAGATCGCCCCCTTCGCTCAGGGAATTGCTCACCGATGTCGCCGACGCCGCCGCGGCTTTCGCTTCGTCGCGGGCGGAGACCGCCGCCAACTGGGCGGAGCCGGCCGTCGCCGCAGACGACGTCGCCGAGGCGGCCGCTTCCGTCGCGGTCTGCGCGGAGCCCGCTGCCTCATCGCGGGAGGCCTCGACGGCGGTCCTCGCTTCGGCGGTGGCGGTGATGTCGGTTTGCAGCTGCGTGCGTACCGCCGCCGCACCGTCGGCGACGACCGCGTCGACATGCGTCGCCGACGCTTCCGCACGGGAAGCACTGGACTCAGCCGCGGCCGCCGACCTGGCGGCCTCCGCCGACGCCGCCTGCGCCTGGCCAACGACAACCGGCGTGTATTCAACCTGAGCATCGATCAGCGTAAAAAGGTCGTGGGTGCCCGTTTCCGGCAAATGCAGCTCCCACCACTTATGCACACCCATGGCGTTGAGATCCACTCGGACCGGGCCCGGATCAAGCTCTGGAGACGTGAACCCGCCGCCGACAAGATTGAGCACGTGCCGCTCCTCCGTCACCATCTCCCCCGGCCCATCATGGGCCGGCCTGGTCGTCGTCGATGACACCGTGACGGTGCCCTGTGACGCTCGGCGTGCAATATCTCGAAAGAAGCCTGTCAAGATCGTCATGGCTCTACTTCCTCCTCCGGAGGCGTCTCCGGGATATACGAATCTTCGGCCCCGGTTCCACCAACATCGGTGCGACGGGAGATGTGCTGAACCTTCAGACGTGTGTTCGCCGGGCCGCCAAGCAGCTCGCGAGATCCATGGATCCAGCTGATTTCAACCTTGACCACATAGCCGGCTTCCGGGACGACGACTGACGAGACAATTACGTCGGTCTCACGTCGTGTGTTCCACTTGAATCCGACTTGCTCGGAAAACTGCGTTCCGTCCGGCGCGTAGACGCGGATTCGCCAGTCCACGCGTCCCGATCCGACGTTGAGGGCGTTCCCACCGATGGCAAGCTGCGCGTGCAAATCCCACAGGCCCTTGTCCTTCAGTCGGATCCCACCATCGTGAAGCTCACAGCCTCTCATCGGCCCGATCTGTTTGTTGAAGGGCATCGTTCCGTAGTTGGTCCCGAACTGGAGAAACCCTCCGACGGGATCCATGTACACGCTGCCGTAGTCGACCAGCGGGGACAGGAGGTCAAGGCGGGTGTTCAGGGCCAGTTGCCCGTCCTGGAAGGCCTGGGCGGCAACCTCGAATCCAGGACGGATTTTCCCCCGGAACAGGTCAGCGATTCCATCGAGGAGCCCGTCGATGAACCAGCCACGGGCATTTGTGACGGCGCCCTGCAGTTCGTCGCGAACCTTTCGTTTCGCGGCCTCATCGGCCTCGAACAGCTGCCGGATCTGCGCGTAGCTCAACGTCCCCGGAGGGACGACCGGATCAGACGGAGGCGTCGGAGTGCTCATGGTTCCTCCTCCCCCAGCAGCTTGCGCAGTTGTGCGCGCTGCTCGGCGGACAGCAGATTCAGGAGCGTCTTCGCGTCATCATCCGGCGCCTGCGCGACGTCGCTCGCCTCGACAGGCGGCACGCCCGGCGCCGGGCCTTTCACCCAGCGACCGGCACCAGCCTCAAGGATCGAGGCGCCGGGACGCGGTGGGATGTACCACTGCTGCTGCAACTCCGGATGAAATCGAAGACCGCAAGCCACCAAGTGATCAGCGATGAGCTTCATCTCTTCGAGACGAAGAAGCAGCGGAGCATCGAGGAGATGCCCGGGGTTGACCAGCGTCCACAAGACCTGATCACGCAGGTTGTTCATGTCGAGGTTCGATTGCAACGGAATGGGCATTACATCAGTCCTTGTCGTTGGAGATCCTTGGCGACACTTCCCGCGAGCTTGATCGCCCACTCGACCGGATCACGGCGGGGGAACTCGCCGATGGTCACGGCATAGTGATGCGGCTCATCGGCGGCCCAAGCAAGCGTCACCCGAGTGGCCTGGCCGGTCTCGATCCGGCCATCGCGGCTGAGCAATGACTCATGGCCGATCCGATCGCCGTAGTGCCAGTGCCCCTCCCCGCGACCACCGATGAGGAACGGGGCCCCGTCGCCGACGTCGAGGCTGTGCCCCGACTTCGCGTCCGTGGCCCGCCTCAGCGCGCGCAGCGCGACGAGCGACGCCACGGTGAACGCCTCGATGTTCCCGACGTCGGTGTCCTCCAGGTAATGGCCCCAGCCAAGCCGGCGGGTACGCAACACCAGATCCAGCGTCTGAAACGCCAGCGTTGTGTTCTCGTAGATCGGCTTGGCCGCGTCGTCAACGATCGTGCCAAAACCCGCGCCGCCCGGGATCGCCGCGCCCAGCAGGTTGAACACCACCTTCGTGACCGCGCTCATCGTTTCGTTGACGCCCGGCATCGATTGGCCGCCGACCGTGATCATTCCCACGGTCGGCGGCGAATACGACGCCCGGGCCGACCGCACCATCGACGCCGCGCCACTTGTCCGATACACGACGTACGGATCGCCCGGCGCGACGCCGAGCCATCGGGATACGTGGTACTGCGGGGTGTCGGGGCGGGCATCGACGAGGTTTCGGATTTCTTCGACTCCGCCGTCGGCGATTTCGAGGACGGTGCGGGTGAGTCCGCGGCCGAGGGTTCCTTCGGTGGCGGTTTCGCCGAACCAGCCGGACTTGTCGTGGAAGGTGACGATCATTTGGCCGTTGCGGGTGAGTCGGGCGCCGGGCCAGGGGTCGGGGTCTCCTTCGAACCATCGGTCGATGCGCATGTGGAGTTGGACGTCTTCGAGGATGGGTTGGGCGAGGTCGGCGAAGTAGTCCATTCTGGCGCCGAGGTAGCGGAGGGGCGTGGGGTCTTCGAGGTAGTTGATGGGGGCGACGAGGATGGGCCAGTCGCGCCAGTTCCATGCTGAGGCCCATGACTCGAAGCGGAGGGGGTCGTCGGGTAGGTGTCCACCGAAGATGGTGAAGTGGCGCAGCAGGTTGAGTTGGAGGGTCAGCGCCAGGAGGCTTTGGGCCTTCATGAACAGTTGGAAGACCTTCGGGGCCTGGAAGGCGCTGGGGAACATGGGGTTGGGGTAGACGGGGATGTGCTTGAGCTGTTCCCAGTCGTGGAGGAAGGTCAGGTGGACGGTGCGGTCGCCTTGTTCGTGCTGTTCGACGTCGAGGTCGGAGAGGGTTCCGCACCAGCGTTCGCCGTCCTTGTCGATGCGCAGGACGACGACGTCTTTGTCGCGGTTGTACCATTCGGCGGCCCACCGGGCGAGGGGGTCGGCTTCGGGCATGGAGATGGTGGCGCGGCCGACGTCGTTGACGACCCATTCGCAGTCGCCGGCGTATTCCCCGGCGATGCGGCCGGCGAGGTCGAGGCCGACGGTGCGTGCGTGCCAGAGGGTGGCCACGGGTGGGCGCAGGCGCTTGATTTCGCGGCGTCGGCGTTGCCGCATGCCTGATTCGTAGGCGGCGTCGAGGCGGTCGAGGGTGGTGGTGTCTACCACGGCTGCTCCCATCTCGGATAGACGCGGATTTGGGCGGCGGCGCCGGCGACTCCACCGAAGGTTCCGTAGTGCTCGGCGATGAGGTCGGCGATGGCTTGGCCGGTGAGGTTGGCGATGAGTCCGTCGCCGATGGTGGGCACCCACCAGGGCGTGGTGTCGCGGATCCAGGTGGCGATGCGGTTGCCGACGTCGGTGGGGGTCATCTGCATGAAGGCGGTGGCGCCGATTTCGTTGGCGAGGTCGTGGAGTCGGCGGGCGATCCATGCCTTCCACTCGTAGGGCAGGTTCCACGGCAGGGCCGGCAGCGGATCGACGGCGACCGGGAGCTGCATGCGGTAGGTCTCCGGCGGCAGGGGGTGCAGGAATGACTGGCCACGCATTGCGGCAAGGGGCGCGAGGGTCTGGTCAGAGGTCTCGACAGTCAGCTGGGCGGGGTCGGTGTCGACCAGAGCGTCGCGGCCGTATGGGAGGAAGTCGATGGGGATCATCCGTTCCTCTTCCCCTGGTTCGGTGCCGAGTTCGTGGTCGACGTCGGGGAGCAGCCACCCGGCCGGGGAGGTGAGTGACCAATAGGGCCACGCGGGCATGTTGCCGGGGTTGTCGATCGTCACCGAGCCCATCACCGTATGGCCGTCGAATTGCCACTCGGCGGTGATCGGGGCCGCGGACCGCCATCCCGGGATCGGTGCGATGAGCATGAAGTTGTAGCGCGCGGATTCTTCGGCGCCAGGGTCGACGTCGTTTGCCATCGCGCGGGCTTCGACCTCGCGGACGGTGAGCACCCGCTCCCCCGACCTGTCGGTGCGCACGACGAGCTCCGAGTCACGGTCCCGGTGCAGTGCGCGCCGGAATCGGTTGAGCTCGTCGGCCCACTCGTCGCCGAAGAAGTCGATGGACAGCGGGATCAGCGGCGCCCGGAGGATCGACCCGGCGTAGACGGAGCCGCCGCCGACACGTGCACGGTACGTGGAGTCGAACGGTGTGTCGTAGAACTCCTCCATCTCGCCGGCCATCGCCCGCACCGGGCGGCCCAGGGCCTCCGGTCCGTGCAGCGGCCACTCGGAACCGTCGCAGCCGCGCAGCCACAGCTCATACTCGGTGGTCATTCGATCACACTCCAATCAGACCGCGGTGCTCGCGCATCGCGAGTAGGCGGCCCTTCATGTAGGCGTCCTGGTCATCCCGGACGTGGAAATGGACATCGCCGTTGCCGTACCGGCCACGGCGGTCGGCCGCGGTGCCGCGGTTGGCCGGCTCCTGGGGCAGCTCCGGCATCAGCGGCATCTGCCACTGAGGCATGTGAGGCATCGCTGGCATGACGACGTCGGCCACGGAGTCGAGCATCGACGTCGGGATCGCCATCAGGTCACGGCCGAACTCCTCAGCGGCGTACTGGACGTTCCCCGCTACCTCACCGGCGTACCAACCGGCGAGCTCACCAGCCGGGCCTGCGGCCGCCGACACGACCGCGCCGGAACCCGGAACGATCGCGTTGGCCATGCCCGCAGCCGGGCCAGCCGCACCAGCGACGGCCGCCTTCGTCATCGACTCCGCCAACCCCGAAAGATCCGGCAGCTGGCTATAAACGAGGTCCTCGAAAGCCCGGGTCTGTTCCGGGCTGAGTACCCGCTCGGGCTCCAAGGTGTTCTTGAGCATGTGGCCCACACCGGTGGCGCGGCCACCACGGTCGTACCAGTTGTTGGCGCGCCAGAACTTCTCGGCTTCTACAGGATTTCCGTAGCGGTCCTCGATGTACTGAGCGCCGGCCTGCGTCTGCTTGTACGGATCCGGGGACTTGTCCGGCAGGTACTGCTGCAGCGTCCCACTTGATGGATTGAGCTGTGGCAAGCCCCACGCGCCTGAGCTCGGATTCTCCGCCAACGGGTTCCAGTTCGACTCGCGCGTGTAGATGAAGTCGATCCCCGCCCAGTTGGCGCCCGTGTCCCAGCCGCGCGGCCGCAGCGCAGCCTTCGCCGCCTCCTGCGGCGTCGCGTACGTCGCCGCCGCAGGATCCTCCACCGCAGTGGCGGCGCCATCGCCGACACCAGCCTCGGCCGGGGCGTCCGGTTCGGCGGTCTGGGCGATCGCTTCGTCCTGCTGCTCGATCTCCTGGGGCGTCGCGTCGTCTTCGACCTGCTGGTACCAGGTCTTGCCCGCCTTCATGATCGGAGGGAGCTGGTCGGGGATCCCAAGCACCGACAGCAAGCTGGCGACCTGCCCCGACACGAATGCCGACGCGAGGTTCCCGGCCAGCCCCGACCACGAGTCCGAACCGGTGCCGTAAAACGGCGAGTCCTTGTCATTCGACGCCGACTCCGCGGCCGCTGAAGCCTCGGGAGAAAGCGGTACTGCGCGGCCGTCGCCATCGGTCGTTGCCGTGATCCGCGTTCCGCCGTCGCCGTACTCCAGGGATTCCGACGACTCGGAGATCGACGGGCGGTTCGCGTACGGCGGCGAGAAGCGATCGTGCGCCAGGTACCAGTGCTCGGTGAACTGCGGATCGTTGGCGCCGTCACCCTTACCGATCGACGGGCCACCGACGTCGCCACCGGACTCGACGGGGATCCCGTCGAGCGACGCAGCCATGTGCGCGGAGTTGACGCCGACGATGAACGGACCGACGCGACCACGCTTGAAGCCCGGCCACTGCCCCTGCAGCATCGTGTGGGTCGTCCCCATCCGGCCCGAGGTGTCGGGGTCACGACCCTGGGCAGCCCAAGCGACACGACCGATGAAACCGGAGCAGTCGGCGGCCTCACGGCTGATACCGCCCCACTGGTAGCGGGCACCGATGTCGTGCGACGACTTCGCCTCGCGGAGCGCACGGTCCAGGCCCTCGCGGGACCCGATCGTGCCACCGGTCTCCAGACCGGTGAGTTCCGCAGCCTGCTCGGCGCGACGGTCGCCGCGGTTGAGTGCCTTGAGGAAGCTCCTGTGCTTGGCGGATTGCTTGGCGTTGACGACTTCCTCACCGGCGTCGACGCGGACGATGGGCACACCGGAGCGGTCGACGCCCATGAAGCCGTCGACGACGTTCGTTCCCGGCCCGGTGGTGGGCAGCGATCCCCCACTGGTCAGGTCACGGATCGAGCCACCCGCCGCGAGTGCACCGATGGTGCCGCCGACGGCAGCACCGCCGGAGGAGAAGACGTCGCGGATGGATCGGACGACGTTCAACCTGATGTTCAACGCGAAGTTGTTGAAGTCGTCGATCAGGCGCTGCAGCCACGAGCGGGATTCGGTCACACCGTCACGCAGCGGCTGGTTGTGCAGGTCGGCGACCGGGGTCGGCCGCTCGCCGTCGAGCAGGTTCAACGTGCCATGCGCCGCTGCCGCGTTGCCGTCGAGCGGCCCGGTGAACAGGTCGGACACCGGCACCGGGCGGCGCCCATCGACGCCATCCAGGGTGGCATGCGCGGCGGCGGCGTTGGTGCCGAGCAGCATGTTGTCCAGGTCGGACGTCGGTACCGCGTGCCGCCCATCGACGCCGTCGAGCACGGTGTGCGCGGCCACGGCATTCCAGGTCAGTTCAGTGGCGTCCAGGCCAGCGGACGCGGAGGCGAACCGGAAGTCGAAAACATCGAGCTGCCCGTTGGCGTCGTCGATGCCCTGGTTGAAGGCGATCGGATCGACGTCGAGCCCCGGCGACGCGGTGGTGTCGTCGACGTCGCTGAGCTGACGGGCGATGTCGTCGAGAGCCGCCTGGGCGCCGGCGACGTCGCTTTCGACGGCCACCCGAGACGGCGGGCGGGAGTCGAGCTTCGACGCCTCGGCGAGAATGTCGGCGAGCTTCCGGCGCGCGTCATGGTCGATGGCGTCGATGCGGATCTGGCCGGTCTCACCATTGATGATGGTGAATTCCACGCCGATGTCTCGCAGCTTCTGGATGGCTTCGTCGCCACCTTCGAGGGTGATCTCCTTCGAGATCAGCCCCGTGCCCATGGTGTCGATCTTCTCCTGCAGATGCACCAGGTCGGCCAGCGCCGCGTCGGATTCGACCTTCGCGAGGATCTGCAGCTGGTCGGGCGTCATCTGCATGTGACGCGCCAGACGGTCGACCTCCTCGGCGGACCACCCGGCGGCCGCGCCGAGCGCGTCAAGCGTCGGCCTGGCCTGGTCGTACACCTGCTGCGCGTCGTGGCCGGAGACGACGGCCTCGCGCATGGAGCGGGCCAGGCCGTCGACGGCCTCCCACGCTGCACGGGACGACGCGCCGGCCATGGTGTCGATGCTGCCGTTGGCGTTGAGCACGGCACCGGCGAATTCGTCGGCGCCGCCCGCGGCTCCGGTGAGCTTGTCGGCGAGTGCGTCGATCTCGTTGCCCAGCGCCGCCCCAGCCTCGGCCATGTCGGGCGCGGAGCCGCGCATGCGCTGGATGGCACGCCAGAAGTTGTCCACCCTCGACTCGGCGGTGCCGGCCTTGTTGGCGATGTCCTCGATGGCTGCGGACACCTCAGCCGACGCGGGCGACACGCGGCGGGCCTCGTCGGTGAGTTGCTGGATCTTGTCGCGGACCTTCTCCAGCTCCTCGGCCGCCATCTGGCCGGACTCGCCGGAGCCCTTGAGTCCCTGGATCAGCTCGGAGTAGGCGGTGCCACCCTCAGCGACGATCTCATAGACCCGCTCCATGGTCAGGCCATGGTCGTCCATGTACTTGGTCAGCGAGTCGTAGCCACGCTCGATGTCGGTGAGCTGGGCCTTGTGCGCCTCCCACTCATCGTTTTGCATGGAGAAGAAGCCGCCAGCCTTGAGCCCCAGCTCGCCGAACATGCTGCCCATGCGCTCGCCGGTCGAAATGTACTCGACCATCGACGCCTCAGCGAGCTTGGTCGCGGCGGCAAGCCCTGCCTCGCCGATCTCGCCGGTAGTGCCAGCCACCTCTCGGGACAGCTGCTTCTGCGCCTCGGCGGCGGTGACCGCAGCGGCGGCCATGTCCTTGGCAGCCTGCTTCGCCTCGCCGTACGCCGTGGTGATGGCGCCGACGGCGAGACCCGCGCCGATCATCGCGACCCCCCACGGGCCACCGAGCATGTTCATCAGCCCCGTACCGGCAGCCTTCATGCCGTCGAACGCTGCGGTGACGGATCCCTTGAGCCCGCCGACGGCGGTGGCGATGCCACGGGTGGCGGTGGTGGCGGCGGCGACGGTGCCGTGCCACGCCTGCGCACCCATGCGGTCGATAGTCGTGAAAGCGTCGGTGCTGGCCAGAGCCTGCAGCTTCGCCTGTTGTGCTGCGGCGCGGTGCGCGTCACCAAAGGCGGTGACGCGTTGGCGGGCCTGGTCGGCACCGGCGGCAATGGCAGCCATGCCGGTGCGGCCGTTGTCGCCCAGCACCTTCGCGGCCACACCCAGCTTGGTCATCTCGGGGTGCGCGGCGGTGAAGCGCTTGACGTCGGCGCCGGAGGCGACGGCAGCCTGGCCGAAGTCAGTGATACCGTCAGCGGCCTTCTTGACGTGCCCGGTGGTGGTCTTGAACCACGAGGCGATCGTGCTGCCCTTGGTGAGCGCCACCAGGGCCGCGCCGGCCGCGAGCGCCGCCGCCTCAGACGACTCCAGCACTCCGGCAAGTACGTTCAACGCTGGAACCAGCGTCGCATCAGCGACTGCGGCGGCGCCGCTGAGCAGAGACAAGAGGGTCTGCCACGTGGCCACGGAAATCGCACCGCCGACCTTGAGCAGCTCTGCCGCGATCGTACCGATCGAGGGCGCCAACGACAGTGCAGTGTCAAGCAGTAGCGAGAACGTCGCCGTCGTGTTGGACAGCACTGGCCCCAGCGACGTCGCCTCCGCACGCAAATCACGCACGAAACCAACCCCCGAACCCGCGGCCGGGCCCAGCCAATCCCGCAGCGCCTGCGCAGCCGGGCCGACGCGGTCCGTGAGGTTGTCGATGACGCCGGTGAAACCGACGACGCCGTCGCGGGCGTCGTCGAAGAACGGCTTCATCGCGGCGGCGCCGAGCCGGCCGAGCGCGGCGCCCGCGTTGTCCATCGCCCCGGTGAACGTCTGGCCGGCAGCCAAAGCGGCGCCGCCCATCCCGGATTCGATCGCGTTGCGGAGCTCATCGAACCCGATCTGCCCGGCGGCCGCCATCTTCGTGATCTCGGCCGCTGTGACACCCATTTCCTGTGCAAGAAGCTGGATGATCGGGATACCGGCGTCGCCGAGCTGGGCGAGCACATCGCCCTGGAGCTTCCCCGAGGCAGCGACCTTGTTGAAGATCGATGCCATCGACCCCAGGTCGGTGCCTGCGATAGCTGCGGCATCACCCATGAGTGTCAGCGTGCGCTGCAGATCCTCGCCGGGCTTTACTCCGGACGCGACGGCCGCCGCAGCCGCCGCAGCGGCATCGCCAAGGCCGAAGGCCGTGCCCTTCACGGCCGCCAGCGCATCGCCCATGATGGACGCAACACCGCCGGCTGTGTGCCCCAACCCCGACAGCTTCGCCTCCGCGGAGTCGATGGCCGTCAACCGCTGGAACCCCTTGGTCATCGCGGCGCCGAGAACACCCGCGACAGCGGCGCCGGTGGCCACCGCACCGGTCTTGAGCGTCTTGCCGATCCCGGCAGACAGCTTCGAACCGATCCCAGCGCCATCCTTCTCCGCATGCCTGGCTGCGCCTCCCAGCGCCGACCGCACGCCCGGCGCGATCTTGGAGGTTTCGGGGACGATGGGGACGTAGACGACGGCGAGTTCCTCGGCCATGGGGACCTCCTCGGGTTATTCGCGCGGGCCGTCTGCGGGGACGGCGATTTTGCGCCTTGCGGCGATTTCTGCGCGGATGCGGGCGAATGCTTCGGGGGTTGCTTCGACCATGCGGTCGGTGGCTTCCTCGTCGGCGGGTTCTGGTTCGGGTGGGTAGATCTCCTGCCAGATGGGCGGGGGCGGCGGGGCGTTGCGGTCTGCGGTGCGTTGCCAGTTTGCGGCGCGGGTGGCGTCGGCGATGGCGGTCATGACTCGCATTTCCGGGGAGAGCAGTCGTGTGCCGGGGTTGCGATGTTCGGTGACGTAGGAGCCGTATCTGGTGGAGGTCAGGAGGGTGCGGACTTCGATCCAGGACAGGGCGGTTGTGCCCATGTCGTGGATGGAGCGGCCGAGCTCGAGGAGGTCGAGGGTCAGCGCGGTCCGTAGTTCAGGGTCGGCCTCCAGTGCTGCTAGGAGGCCTCGGATTCCCCCAGGTCGATTTTCGATTCGGAGCGCCAGATTTCCCAGAGTTGGTCGCGTTCGCCGATCGTGAGTTTCTTGAGTTCATCGGCGTCGGGGAGGTCGAGGTTGTCGAGCCACCAGTCGATGAGCATCTCCGCTTCCTTGCGGCCTTCGGCGAGTTTTCCGGTTTCGGGGTCGATGGCGGAGGCGAGGTGTTCCTGAAAGTCTTCGATGAGTTGCTCGGGCTGGAACTCCCAGCGCTTGGCGGTGAAGACGAGGGGCTTTTTGCGTCCTTCGACGGGGACCTCGATGGTGACCATGACGCGCGGGTCGTGGGCGGGGATGAGCTGGCGGGTGGCCATGGGGTTCCTCCTGGTCAAGTTTGTGGCCGCCCCTGCTGTCGCGGGTGGCGTCGGCAGGGGCGGGCGTGGTGGGGAGCGGCGGGTTAGGAGCCGGATTCGGATTCGGCGGTGGTGGCCTTGATGTGGAGGGGCAGGGTCTTGCGGGCGGTGATGCCGTTCTCGTCGGAGACGTTGACGGTGATCTGCTGGTCGCCGGAGGAGGTCGGGGTGCCCGACAGGTGTCCGTCGGCGGACAGGGTCAGTCCGGCGGGGAGATCTCCGACGGCGGTCCAGGAGTACGGGGCGGTGCCTCCGGTGGCTCGGAGCTGGTAGCCGTATTCGGTGCCTTCGGTGGCGTCGGGGAGCATGCCGGTTGCGACGCCGAGGGCGATGGCGCCGTCGGTGTAGGCGTAGTAGTCGCGCATGAAGTCGCCGTCGATGCGGGGGCCGGCGAAGCACTTGATGGTGACCTCGTACTGGATGATCTCCGTGGAGGTGTTGACGACGTCGCCGACGGTGATGACCTGTCCGACTTCGACGAGGGAGCGCTTGAGGCCCTGGTCGATGAGGAAGTCGAAGACGAAGGTGCAGCGGGGCATCTTCGCCTTGTTGTGGCGGACGGTGACGTGGCCGGTGTTGGAGTCGACGATGACGTTGTCGTCGCCGACGACGGTGCGCAGGACTTCGGCGTTCTGGGACTCCATCAGGGTCAGGACGATGGTGTTGTCGACGGAGGTCTGGAGGGTGTAGACGACGTCACCGCCGAGTCCCTTGCGGTCGTCGGTCTCGCGGTTGGTGGCGTGGGTGACGCCGGACTCGGCGACGATGCCGAGGTCCACGAGGGTGCCTTCCAGTTCGTCGACGGCGGTTTCGGGCAGGTTTTCGACGCGGCGGGTGGAGCGGAACGCGGTGCCGGAGCGGCCGGCGTCGATGGACGTGATGAGACCGGTATCGGCCATGATTGCCTCCTATGGCATGAGAAGAGCCCCTGCCAGTGGGCGGGGCTTTGTGTGGTTCAGGTGGTCAGGCCGGGCGCAGTTTGGAGATGCGCAGGCGGCCGAGGATCTGCCATCGGGCAAGATCCGTGCGGTCGGGGTCGGGGAAGCTCATGACGGATTCCTCTTCCCAGCCGCGCAGGCGGTGGCCTGCGGCGGTGCGGGTGCCGGGCCACTCTCCCTCGAGCAGTGCGAGGGCGAGTTGTCCGGTGAGCTTCTCGGCGGTTGGGCCGTCGGCGGCGTAGATCTGGATAGCGAATCGGGGGGCGGAGGTGACGCGGTTTTCGTCCTTGCCTCCGACGCGCTCAATTCGGATCCGCGGGACCGTCACTTCGCGCGGCAGCTGCGTGGAGACGGGGATGCCGTCTGCGAGCCCCAACAGCAGCTGGCGGAGCGCGGTGGTGGGCTGAGGGTCATCGAGCCGCATCGATGCTCCTGGCCAGCGTGTTGTTCTTGGCGTTGTCGCGCTGGGCTTTGTACGTCGCGGTGATCACCGAGGCTCGCGGGCGGGTGGCCCCAGCGTACGCGCCAGTTTCGTAGCCGTCGCCGGCGGCCGCCGCGATCTTCGCGGCAGCCTTGTTGATGACGCCGACGACGGTGGGGTCGAAGCGAATGGCCTTGAAAGCGGCCATGTTCCACTTGATCTTCATCCGATGCTCCTTCCCAGCTTGATGACGTCGAGTCCGGGTGCCCAGCCGAACGGTCCGTGGTCGAAGTTCGACCGGCCGATGGCCTTGTACCGGGTGCCATCGACCTCAACGTGATCACCGACCACGATGTGACCGGCGTCGGCGAAGAGGTCCAGGGCGTACTCGTAATGAGCGGGGGCGGTGAACGCCGACTTGTCGACGTCCGAGGGTTCCGCCCACCCCGCGGCTGCCACCTCTTCGGTGACCTCTTCGGTGGTGGTTTCATCGCCATGGTCATTGATGACCGTGGTGCCCGGCCGGATTTTCGTAACGGTGTAGAGAAGCGCGAACTTTGGGCCTACCATCCGCAGGCCTCCATGCTCCGGGCCCCATTGGCCCCGGCGTCATCGAGCGCGGATTCGAGCATTGCCCGCTCCTGCCCCGTGATGAACAGCGCTCCGTTGGGGTTGCTGTACGACTGGGAGTAGGAGAACGAACCGGCCGTTGCCTGCTGTTGCGACAAGCCCTCGGATCCGTCAGCGAGCAATGCCCGCTTGACCATCGCTGCGGATACCACTCGCAGGACGTCTGCCAGCTGCGGTGGCGGATTCTCGGGAATCGCCGGGAACGTCGCTCGAAGCCACACTGCGGCGTCGGAGAGCAATGCCTCGACGGTGCCGTCCTCCAGGTCGGCCGGGAATCCCCGCCACCGCGTGCGCACGTCCTGGACGGTGGCGAACATTGCTACGCCCCGAGGTTGGTGAGCTTGACCATGGCCATCGGGTCGGTGACGCCGAAGGCGACGGTGGCCCACGTCTGAGACCAGGTCGTCTGGGTCGAAGCGTCTCGCCACGTCTCGGTGGAGATCGGGGATTCGACGCCCATGACGCCGACCATGCCGGACTGCAGCACCAGGCCCTCGCCGGCGGGCTGGGCGGTGGTGGTGTGCAGGGTGAGGCCGAAGGTGGACAGCATCTCCTGGTAGTTGGCGACGCCGAAGATGAGCTTGAGGTTCTTCGCGTCGGTCGGGTTCAGGACGAGGACGTCCGGGTTGTAGCCGAGTTCGGTCTCCTGAATCTTCAGCTGCGCGTCGAGCAGGTTGTTGATCAGCTCGCCCTCGCCGGTCTTGGCGGTCTTGGCCGATGCCTGGACGCCGGCGGCCGCCGCCCAGCCGCCGGACGCGACCGTCAGTGCCTTGTCGTCGAGCGCTTCCAGAGCGTCGGAGAGCGCCTTGATGCCACGTTCGTCGAGGTCCTTGACCATGGTGTTGGCCACCTGGGAAACCTTTCGCTGCAGCAGCATCGCATCGTTGCGGACGCGGGCCTCGTCGGTGATGCCGAACTTGCCACCCGTCTTCTGCACGCGAACGACAACGGGCTCACCGTCCGGGGTGTGCAGCACCGGGAACTCCGCGCCCGGCGCGATCACACCGGGCTTGTCGGTTGCGGTGGGTTCATTCTTGACGAGCTGGTCGAACAGCAGGGCACCACCGGAGGTGGTGACGTTGCCGAAGATGGTCTGGGTGAGCAGGTCGCGCTCGACGAGGCGGGCCGCGTAGTTGTCGATGCGGGTGGGCTCGTTGAGCATCATGTCGATGGTGATTGCGCCGTCCCGGACTTCGGGGGCGCCGAGCGGGAACATCGGGTCTCGTGCCATTGTGGTTGGCTCCTTACTTCAGCGCCACGGTGACGACACCGTTGGCGGCCTTGGTCAGTGCGATGCCGACGACGGGGCCGGCGGCGGTCTTGGCGGCCTTACCGGCCGCGGCGGTGGATACGGCGTCACCAGCGGCGATGGTGCCGGAGGCAGCGAGCTCGTAGATGCCGATGCGGTAGATGGTGACGTAAGCGTCGGCGGGGCAGTCGTGGGCGGCGACGCCGAGTGCGATGACGTCGGCACCGGCAGGCTTGACGACGGGGTTTCGGCCGTCCATGCCCGCCGAGACAACGACGAAGGTGCCCTTGGTGAGCGCTTCGGCTGCCTTGGCGGTGATGTTCGTCGCCGGGGTGAAGTGAATGGGCGTGGCCATGTCTTCCTCCTTCAACGGGAAGCGGGGTTGGTTTGGTGTTGGGCCCTAGACGGGCCAGCTGGGCGGGAACGCGTTATCCGGGGCCTCATCCGACCTGGGGCGGGGGCCGCCGAGCTGCTCGACGGGGACGTTCGACGGCGGCGCCTGAATCTGCTGCTTCTGCAGCTCGGCTAAGCGGCGCGCACGGTCCTCAATGTCCTCCGGGCTCCCTGAACCCAGGAAGTCGAGGTTCTCCTCGGCGATGCCGTACTTGGCGGCCAGGCGAAGCCGGGTGTTCTCCGCGGCGGTGTCGGCGAGCTTGGCCTCGAGCTCGGCTCGCTGCTCCTGCTGCCGCTGGAGTTCGGACTTCTCCGCGTCCTGCTTCTCGCGCCACGCCTCGGCGTCGGCGCGCAGTTCATTGCGTTGCCGTCGCATGGTCGCGGCCTCGTCGCGCAGCTTGCGGATTTCGTCCATGTAGGACTCCGGGGTGCGTTCCTCGGGTGCCTTCTCGGCCCCCGGGGCCTCGTTGGCTGCCACCTCGTTGGTGGACTCGGTGGCGGTGGTTTCCTCCGACATGATGATCCCTCCAGGGCGATCGTTCAGTTTTCGGGCATAAGAAAACCCCGCCACCACGGGTGTGGTGCGGGGCAGTGCCATGGCGGGGACTCGTACCCCGCGGCTGTGGCTTCTACATGGCTACTTCTTGGTCAAGTCTTGATAGCGGTGTCGCACGTCGTTTCCTTCGCCAACCCCGCGGATCTCGGAGACCACCTCGACTACGTCATCGAAACCATCTTTCGAGATGATTGCTCCTGCCTCGAGGAGATCTTCGAGAATGTCCCACAAAGCTAGATCCGGGTTTCCGTAGAACAGATCATGTTCGTAGTCGTCGCGATTGAGGCCGTGATTCTCGATAAGCTGCTGTGCAAGCTCGTCTCCGCGGCGGAGAGCTCTATTCAGCTGGTCCGGGTCGGTCATAGTTGCTCAGCCTCTCTGAATGGGGTTTTTCCAACGGCACTCTTTCTCCTCTAGCATACCCCTCGACGCCGTCTCCGAACATGGGGTATGCCGAGTGAACCGTTGATTTTCCTTCCTTGCGTTTCCAGGCGACTTCTACATACACGCCGTCCACTTCTCTAACTGCGTATCGCTTGTCACCATTTTCTCGAACGAACTGTGGGTCTTCCATCGTTGCCACGATGGCATCGGAAATATCCTGATCTGACCACGATGCTGGAAAAACGTTCCGGATTTCCTCACGGAGTCATGAGAGTGGCCGATTCTTGGCGTCGTGGACGTAATTGGACCATTTCCGCGTCGCCATCCCCAGATGGAGTGTTTCGCCATATCTTCTGTCGGTGGAAGCGGTTCGTTACGGAAGTACGGGGCCGTACGCATCAACGCCCGGTCGCGCCGGGGGGGCCCGAAGCGTGACATCCGGTATCCCCGACTCATAGTGCAGCCGCCAGGCCTCCCACATGTCGGAGCCGCTGAGGTCCTCGGTCGCCGTACCCCATTGCTCCTGAAGCCGCTCGTACTCCTTCTGCCCCGGCCACGGCTGGCCCTCCACCACCAGCACCGCAATACAGTCGCAACCGTCGTGATACCGGCGTCCATCGGCCCGGCGCGTGACCGTGTCTTCGGAGTAGACGGGGCCGCGGGAGGCGAGCATGGCGCAAAACGCGCAGTTTTCCTTACCGGAGAGAACGCGGGCGTAGCCGATGCGCTTGCCAACCGGTCGCTTGAGTGCCGCATCGCGGACCCTGCCGAGCTTGGCGGTGTCGGACACAGCGTCGCGGCCGGCCTTGCGGGCGTGGCGCAGCAGTGTCGACGACACCCGGGCGATGACCTTTTCCATCGCACCCGGGTGGTCTGGGAAGACGTAGGCCGGCACCGACTGGGTGATCAGGGCGCGGGTGACGTCGTCGACGAGCTCCAACTCGATGTTGCTCGGCTTTTCTCCCATGCCGATGGCGCGGATCACCGCGTCGTGCGTGGCGTGGGGCGGGTAGTTGCGCTGCTTCGCCGGCGCGACCTCCAGGCCGAGAGCGCGCATGTCGTTGCCCATCTGAGTGACTTCGTGGCGGTAGTAGTCGCCGCGGTACTTCTCAACGACGGGGTGCAGCCGCCGAGCCAGGGCGTCGGCGCTATCGGTGTCGGTGGGGATGCCATGGTCGGTCACGATGGCTGTGATCTCGCGGCGCATGCGCTTCTCGCGATTGTCCACGCGGGCACCCCCTCACAGTCATCGGCGGCACGCACGTGCCGCTGGGTCATCCTGAGGCCACAGTGGGTTCCTCGTCGTCGGGGTCGAACAGGCCAGTCGCAAGGGACGGCATGGTAGCGGTGCGGGCGCGGGCGCGCTCGACACGCTCGCGCGTCCATCCGGGGATGTCCGCCCACAGCTCGTCCTGGGGCACGCCGAGTAGCGAGGCGAGCTTTCCGAGGCCATCGACGGTCTGGGCGAACGACCTGCTGGAGGTCTCCGCCCACTTGACCTCCGCGCCGAAGTCCGCAGCACCGTCGCTGTCGCCGGTGATGTGCGCGCATAGGCGCAGTAGCTGTTCGTGGGATTCGCCCAGCGAGGTTTGGATCTCGGAGGCCTTCCGGTCTTTCGACGTCTCCAACGCGGCGAGGCCATCGGCGGAAATGTTGCTGATCGCGTTGGCGCCCAGCGACTGGGCCGGCACCTGCGCCGTGGCCGCCAAGTCACGGACCGTGGCTTGCCGGGCCTCGGTGTACTGCGACAAATCCGTGGAGTCGAACTGGCCGACCTTCACGTCCTTGTTGCCGAAAAACCACGTGTCGGAGGCAGATTGTCGCATCGCGTCCTGCTCCGTCTTCGGCATCCAGCCGAGGACGTAGCGCTGCTTGAACGCGCTCCAGTACTGGGCGACACCCTGTTGGTAGTTCGTGGTGTCGATGCGATCAGACAAGGCAAGCAGGTGCTCGATGATGCCTCGAGTTTCCTCGCCATCGGCCATCATCCGGTCCTGGTACCGCACGATGGGCGTAACGCCCACGCCGTGAGGGCGGGCCTCGAGGTACGGCAGGTTGGCGTCGGTGAGGTAGTGCGAGGAACCCCACTCGAGCGGATCACCGGGTACGTGCTCGGCGCCGAAGTAGTAGACGTCGTTCTCGTCGTACAAGCGGATATGGCGGCCCTGGATGGCCAGGGCGATGATCGGGAATTCCTCGCTGCTGGGGCTCCCTTCCCCGGGCCACGCGAACGGTTCGCCGTAGAAGGCGACCATGCGCCGAGGGGAATGGACGCCGATACGTGCCGCCCCGCCGGCGGCGGGCAGGACGGAAGCGTAGGCGGTGCCGTATTCCAGGGCCGCGCGGTGCAGCCCGGTCTGTCGGGCGTTCATGCGGTTGGTCTGCCACCACTGCCACGCCGGTGCCTGCTTCGCCCCGGAAGAAAAGAAGTTGTCCACCTTCAGGCTCTGCCCGTAGGTGTCGAGCACGAGCCCCAGGAACGGGGTCTGGGACATCTTGGCGATCTTGAGGTGCCGGTGGAAATTCTTGCCCTGCTGCACGTCCATGCGACGGGCGGCTTCGGCGTCCGACCATGGGCGCACCGCGCGGTCGATCGTGTCGTAGCGCCGCCGCTGGGCGGCGTGCTCGATGAGCAGGGCCCGAACGGCCTCGCGGGCCTGTCCCTCATTCATGCGTGACGCACCTCCTTAGATGAACATCGCTTCGTCGTTGACCGGGGCTGCATTGACCGCCGGGTCATCCTTGGCCAGCCGGTAGACCATGCGCGCGCCGATCATGCAGACCGCCGCGTCGATCTTCCTGCTGGACTTCTTCGATTCCTTGCGGACGCTCTCGCCGTACCGGCCGAGGTAGCGGTGCGCGTTGCGGACGTGCTCCACGAGACGCGGATCACCGTCGTGGGTGAACGTGTGCTGCCTGATCTCGGCGGCAGCGAGTTCGCAGGCCTGGGTAAACAGGAAGTCCTTGCCGCGCATGTCCCAGGCGATCGGCTCCGGGTGGCGAGCCTTCGGCGACGCCCACAGCCGCAGGCCGTCGCCGTACCGCGCCGGCCAGTCGACTTTGACGAAGCTCTCCCACTCGCGGACATCGGCGAAGAACGCCACGACGTCGAACCGATCGAACACGCGGGCAACACCCGCATCAACCGCCTCCACATCAACGTTGCCGCCCTCTGGCGGCGCCCACACCCCGACCGTGAACACGTGCCCATCTTCGAGGCAGCAGCCCACGAGGGCGGTGTGGTCGTTGGACAGCGAGCCGTCGAAGAACAGCACGACACGCTCACCTTCGACCAGCCTGCGGTCCGGGGCGGCCATCTGCGCCCAGTCCTTCGGGTCGGCCCACGCATCCATCGAGGCGGTGGGCCAATTCAGGTACTTGCGCTTCGAATCATCCGGGCGGGCCTTCGGATGCCAGATGCGGGTGATCATCCAGTCGATATCCGCCCACGGACAATCCGCGTACACGAACTCCAGCCCGGCGCGCAGGCTGGCTTCGTCGACCATGTCGGTGTCCGGTGGTGCCTGCCGGCAGTCGTAGAGGATCTTGAGCTCGTTCTTGGTCAGGCCGTCTTCCTGCATGCACCAGGAGTCGAATGTTTCCTCACCGGCGCTTCCGGAGCCAGGGGTCCAGGCGTTGAGGGTCTCCAGCATTCGGGAGCCGGACTTGGCCAGGTTGTCGAGCAGCGTGCGGTGCAGCTCGGTGCCTCCGTTTCCGTTGGTCCAGTGCTCGAGCTCGTCACCGATGACGAAGCTGGCTTCCGCGCCTTCGGCTGTTGCCGACGACGAGGTGATGACTTCGAGCTTGCCGGCGGGTTCGACGTTGATTTGCGTTTTGCCGACGTCGAGGCCGTAGTCGGTGTGGAGCTGCGGCGCAGCCTTCTTGGATGCCATGGCGCGGATCATGCGCATGGTGTTCTCGGTCTGGTCGAGGGAGACGGCGGCGATCTGCACCCACGGCATGTGGACCCGCTTGCCGATGCAGCCACCGAGCACGTCCGGATTGAAGTGGCTGAACCGGACGGGCGCCAGGAGCTCGATCAGCGCCAGTACGGCGGCGAACGGGCTCTTCCCCGAGCCCTTCGCCAGCCTGCGGGCGGCGTGGTAGTACAGCCAGCGGCCGTTTTCGTCGACGGCGTAGAACCAGAGGATGAAGCGGGCCTGCTCGCGAGTGAACTGCCAGCGCTTGCCGGCGCGGATGCCGTTGGGGTGGCGCAGGTACTTCGCGGCCCAGGCCAGGGCCTCCCAGCCCAGCGTCAGCGTCGGTAGCCCTTCGGGCAGGGTCTCCAGGCGTTCGGCGGCGGCGACCATGGTCGTCATCACCTCCGCGTGGCGGGCGGATCAGCCGGCCAGGTCGTTCTTGTACTTCTCGAGCATCGAGACCGTCGCGGCGCCATCGGCGTCGTCGACGCCGGGGCGCTGGAGTTCCACGCGGATTCGCCGGCGTGCCCCCTCCGAGGTCATGAGGTTGTCCATCATCGACAGCACCAGGCCGATGGTCGCCGCGCGCGGCTTCTCCATCGTCATCTCCGCGGTGAGCAGATCAGCGGCCAGCTGCGCGTACGCCCAGTCGGACGGCTCGTAGAACACGGCTTGTCCGGAGTGCTTGAGTGCACGGAACCAGCGCTTCGCCGCCGGATGCCACGACCGATCCTCCGCCGGGGGCTTCACCGTCCCGGAGCCAGCGGCCCGCAGTGGGGTCGGCCCGTCGTCCTTGTTTCGACGCCGACGCTGATCGGAGCGCTTCGGGATAGGTCCTGGCATGGGGCGCCTCCTCGACAGTCATTACGCCGCGGCGGCCGCCCTCCTTCGGGCAGCGCCTCGGCGCTGGGGAATGTGGCCAGCTGCGTGCTGGCGATGGATCTCGGCGATGGCCGGCGACAGTGCGACGAGCACACCTTGTCGATGGACGTTGCCGGTGACGCGGATGAATCGGGACTTGGAGTAGTACTCGGCGCGGCCGAGGTTGCGGCCCGGTCCCTCGGGAAGCAGGCCGAAGATGTGCAGGCCCCGGCCGCTGACCGAGCGTTCGACGAACGCGTCGGGCACCGTTGCGAGGATCGACCGGGCCCACGGCTCTACCCGGCCGTCGGCGCCCACGCAGCCGTCGAGGTCGATGCAGGCGAAGCCCGCGCCGAGCATGAAGCCGTTCGGCCCTTCTGCGACGTCGGCGCGCGGGCCCCAAGTCGACGGGTCAGTCGAGGACGCTGCGCGGCCGTCAGCGGTCATGGGGCGCTTGCCGTCGGCGGCCACCCACCGGTCGGCCGCGACCATCTCAGGGGGCAGCTGGCGGCGCTTGCGGGCCCGGTATCCGGCTTGGCGGCACGGCGAGGAGCAGTACTTCGGCGGCCGCCCGGCGCGCTGGATCGGCAGGGTCTCTCCGCAGGTCTCGCATGTGCTCCTCATGCTTTCCATCGTACTCGTGATTCGTTACGAAAGGAACCCCTGACCTGCATGAATGATCTTCATTGAGGCCTGTTCCGCACAGGCCCCGTAGAGGCGTCAGAAGCGACCGAAACGGGTTCAACGTTGCCGCAGGTCACGGCATCGCACCAGCGCCCCTCACAGGCCGAAATACGTACTGACCTGCAAAAACTTCTAACCCGTACCGTTTTTGAGAACCAATGCCCTCCGCCCCGGCCTGGGATCGGAGCGAGGGTCCTCCCCCACCCCTCAGCCGGCGCGGAGTCCGGGGTGGCGCGGGGTCGGCCGGTGGGTGCGGCGTCGGCGGGCGCGGGTTGCTTCGGCCTGGGTCTTGATCTTGTGGCAGGCCGGGCACACGGCTTGTCCGTTGGTCATCTCGTCGTCGCCGCCTTCGCAGACCGGGATGATGTGGTCGGCGTCGGTGGCCGCGCCGGTGCAGCCGCGGTAGGCCAGCTGGCACTGGTGCCGGTCCCGGAGGAGGATCGCCAGTCGGACGGCCTCCGGGAATCCGCGCGACCGGGGGCCGCGGGAGTTGGATTGCCAGCCAGCCATCGACACTCCTCTCGCTGTGGTCATGCCGATGACCTGCTGTTTAATGACGAACGTCGCGTGACTGTTTCCGGGTTCACGCGACGATTAAGCGCAGCGTAGCACACGAGGTGGAAACCGCAGGTCGGAGTGCCGCACCGTGTCGTGTCTCTCTTCGGTTTCCGGAGCCTCTGAAGCCTGGCCGCAGCGCCACGCATTCCTGCCTTGTTCGGCCACCGCGCAACGTCTGGCTGGCCACGCCGTGCGTGACTGATCACGCCAGCTACTGCCAGGTGTGTGGCCAGCCGTCGGCCACGGCATGAGCGGACGGCACCGTCGGTCATGACGTCTCCTCATCGAGCTGCAGTCGCCAGCGCCGCGCGTAGTCGAGTACCTCGGCCAGCGAGTAGAGATACGTGCCGCCTTCCTGCAGGTGTGCGACCACGTGACCTTCGCGGGCCCACTTTCGGATGGTCGTGCGACTCACCGGCTCGCCGAGCAGTCGCGCGGCTTCCTCGACCTGACGCGACGATCCGAACGCAAAGCCCGCGCGTTCCCAGCGGACGCCGAACGTCCCATCCTCGTTCGTCCCCTGTGCTCGCCCGGGAGCCCACGGGAGGCGGCCACCTGATGGGGAGGGGGACTCATCGAGAGGGGGGTGGGGGCCTATCGTACG